ATTGTTAATGTGGACTTAGGTTTAGTTCCATTTAACATGTGGTCTTTCCAAGAAGAAATGGTTCGTGATTTTCACACGAATCGTTTTTCTATATGTAAAATGCCGCGCCAAGTTGGTAAAACTACTACAACAGTTGGTTATATGTTGTGGTCAGTTCTCTTTCAACCAGATTACACAGTTGGTATCCTTGCAAACAAAGGTTCTCTTGCTCGAGAGATTCTTGGTCGTATTCAAAAAGCCTACGAATATCTTCCACTTTGGTTGCAACAAGGTATCATAGTTTGGAATAAAGGTAATATTGAACTTGAAAACGGCTCAAAGATTTATGCGTATGCAACATCTGCAGCCGGTGTTCGTGGTGGTACCTATAATTTAATTTTTTTAGATGAATTCGCTTTCGTGCCTCATAATATGGCACAAGAGTTTTTTACCTCAACATATCCTGTGATATCTTCTGGTAAAACATCAAAAGTTATTATTGTTTCTACACCAAATGGCCTCAATCTGTTCTACAAAATGTGGACAGATGCCATTGAAAAACGCAGTCTTTATAAACCAATTGAAATTCATTGGTCTATAGTACCAGGTCGTGATGCTAAGTGGAAAGAAGAAACAATACGAAATACTTCAGAAGAACAATTTAGGCAAGAATTTGAATGTGTTGATGGCGATACTATTGTAGAAATATTAGATACAAAAACAAATGAAGAATATAGGGTTAGAATAAAAGATTTATATGAATTAATTTGATTCTGAATTATATGGCGTTTCGGACCAATATATTTATAGAATCATAACAAGAAAGTCTAAAGTTGTTTAATAAAAATACAAGATATCAAATAAAAACACCAACTGGTTATAAGCATTTTGAGGGTGTGCAAAAAAAAATTGTTGATAGCTTATATACCATCAATTTTGAAGATATGACATTCATAAAATGTTCAGGTAAGCATGCTTTTTTAAGTGAGAGTGGTTTTATACAAGCTAACGCTTTGACTACAAATAACACCTTAACAGGCAAAAAAATAACCAACATTTTGGCAAATTTTGGCCAATTTGAAGTATATGACCCTGTTGGTGTTGAAGAACATTCGACATATTTTTCGAATGGCATAATTTCACACAATACAGAATTTATTGGTTCTTCTGCAACACTTATTTCTGGTTCTAAGTTGCGATCATTGGCATTCCATGATCCTGTGGCACAAGAAGATGATTGCCATTTAGATATCTACGAATATCCAAAAGAAGGCAGATTGTATATTGCTACAGTGGATTGTTCGGAGGGAGTAGGTTTAGATTATCATACAATTAATATAATTGATGTTACTCAAACTCCTTATAGGCAGGTTGCTAAATATAGAAATAACAAGTTGCCGTTATTGTTCTTTCCAACAGTTGTTTATAGCATCTGTAAAAGATACAATCAGGCATTTGTATTAATTGAAACAAACAATGTTGGCCAACAAGTGGTTGATATTTTACACTATGACTTAGAATATGAAAATATTTATAAAATTGATCATCATCATATCAAAGGCCAAAGTATTTCAGGTGGTTTTAAAAGGCAATCAAATTTTGGTATTAAAACTACAAGAACAGTTAAAAAAATTGGTTGTGCTAACTTAAAGACGCTAGTAGAATCAGATAAGTTAATTGTCAATGATTTCGACACAATTGCTGAAATGAATACCTTTGTTCGTGTTCGTAATAGCTACGCAGCTGAAGAAGGTAATAATGATGATTTAGTAATGGGTCTTGTATTGTTTGGATGGTTAACAGCTCAATCATACTTTAAAGATTCTACTAACATCGACATACGAAAAGTATTATTACAAGAAAATAACATGTATGCCGAAGAAGATTTGGCGCCTGTTGGGTTTATTGATGATGGCCAAAAAGAAGAAGTTTCAGTAGATTCTGGTGATGTATGGACAGAAAAAGGTTACTTGTTCTCAACTTTATAAAAAACTAAATAGACAATAAAAGGAAATTGACCCGATAACAAAAGGAGAAATCCATGGCATTTCAACTATCCGCTGGGGTAAATGTATCAGAAATCGACCTGACCACAGTTGTCCCCTCAGTTGCCACTTCAACTGGCGCTTTTGCCGGACCGTTTGCTTGGGGACCTGCGAATACTATCATTACCATATCTGATGAGACTCGCCTTGTTGATAAATTTGGTAATCCAGATGATAGTAATTATGAATACTGGTTCTCAGCCTCTAACTTTCTAGCATATTCTAATAATCTAAAAGTGGTTCGTGCAATTAATGTTGCACAATCTCGAAACGCTACATCCAATACTAATAATGTGGTGTTAATCACTAATGAAGATTCATATGAATCTAGTTTTTCATCAGGTTCTGCTAACGCTTATGGTGTATTTGCCTCTCGTTATGCTGGTTCTTTAGGTAACTCTCTTAAAGTTTCTATGGCAGATGCTAATTCATATAGTAGCTGGACATATGCTTCAGAATTTGATTCTGCACCAGGCACCTCTACATATACTTCTAACCAAGGCGGCTTGCGTGATGAATTGCATATCATTGTTATTGACGAAGATGGCAAGTTTACAGGTACACAAGACACAATTTTAGAAAAATATCAATTTGTATCTAAGGCGTATGACGCTAAAACAGATTCAGGTGATACAAACTATTATAAGAACGTTCTTGCTCAAAAATCAGAACATATTTACTGGATGGATCACCCATATGCAAACGGTGCTAGCAATTGGGGATCTTCTGCTTCAGGTACAACTTTTGCTAATTTAACATCTAACGTTACTGTGTCGATGACGGGTGGTGTTGATGGAACAATTTCAACTGCTAATGTAGTGGTTGCATATGATTTTTATGACAATGCTGAATCAGTAGATATCTCTTTAGTCGTTTCTGGCCCAGCAAATCAAACTCTTGCTGACAGCTTAATTTCAATGGCAAGCACACGCAAAGATTGTTTAGTGTTTTTGTCACCAGAAAAAGCAGATTGCGTAAATAATCCAGGTAATGAAGTTACCGATACAGTTGCATATCGTAATACATTGACATCTTCTTCATATGCTGTTTTAGACAACAACTGGAAGTATCAATACGACAAATACAATGATGAATATCATTGGATTCCATGTAACGGTGATGTTGCTGGTCTCTGTGCTCGCACAGATCTTGAGCGTGATCCATGGTATTCGCCAGGTGGTATGAATCGCGGTGTTTTAAAGAATGTCATTAAGTTAGCATATAATCCAACTAAAACAAATCGTGATGAATTATATACAAAAGGCATCAATCCAATTGTTTCATTTCCAGGCGAAGGTACGGTTCTTTTTGGTGATAAGACAATGTTGAGCAAACCATCTGCATTTGATCGTATCAATGTTCGCCGTTTATTTACTGTACTTGAGAAATCAATTAGCCGTGCAGCTAGATTTTCATTGTTCGAATTTAATGATCAATTTACTCGTGCTCAGTTTATTGCTCTCATAGAACCATTTTTGCGTGATGTGCAAGGTCGCCGTGGTATTATTGACTTTCGTGTTGTTTGTGATGAGACAAATAATACACCAGAAGTTATTGATCGCAACGAATTTGTTGGCGACATTTATATTAAACCTTCTCGTTCAATCAACTTTATTCAACTTAACTTTGTTGCAGTTCGCACAGGTGTTTCGTTTGATGAAGTTGTAGGACAGTTTTAAATAGAAAAACAGGAGAAAATTAAATGGCTTTTTCCGTAAACGAATTTAGAAGTCAAATGATTGGGGACGGAGCTCGTCCAAATCTGTTTGAAGTTTCTATGCCTTTTCCTGTATTTTCTATACCAGGAAATGCACAAACAAAACTAACTTATATGTGTAAGGCTGCACAGTTACCTGGCGCAACGCTAGGTACTGTACCTGTGCAATACTTTGGTCGTGAACTTAAATTTGTAGGCAACAGAACATTTGCTGACTGGACAATCACAGTTATTAACGATGAAGATTTCGTAATTCGCAATGCCTTTGAGCGTTGGATGAACGGCATCAATTCACACAGTTTAAATGTTCGTAATCCAGCTGCATTGTCACCACTTGGTTATACAGTTGATGGCGATGTTACACAGTTTGGTAAGAATGGTAATTCTTTGAAAAAATACAAATTTATTGGGCTATATCCAAGTGATATTACCTCAATTGATGTTGACTGGGGTTCAAATGATACGATTGAAGAGTTCTCAGTTACTTTAACTTATCAATGGTGGGAATCAGTACAAACTGGTGTGGTGTAATAGTAGAGGGAAAATTCCCTCTACTTTTATTTTTATAGAATGAGAGGCACCTAAAATTGCAATAAAACTTTTTGGTTTTACCCTTGGTTCAAAAGATGTTGTTCAGGCTCAACCGCCTGAGCAACCTTCTTTTGCACTTCCAACTCCTGCATTTGATGATGGTGCAGTTACTATTACTCAAAATGCTTATTACGGCACTTATGTTGACTTAGAAGGTGCAGTTCGTAATGAGTTAGAGTTAATTACCCGCTATCGTGAAATGTCTAATCATCCAGAATTAGAGATGGCAATTGATGATATTGTCAATGAGGCTATTACACACGATGATACAGGTAAAACAGTTACCATTGTTTTAGATAAATTAAAACAGCCTGAAACGGTAAAGAAAAAAATTATTGAGGAATTTGAAAACATCCTCAAAATGCTGAATTTCGGTAATCTTGCTGACGATCTTTTCAAACGCTGGTATATTGATGGTCGCATTTATTATCATGCAGTTGTAGATGAAAAACGCCCACAAGAAGGTATTAAAGAGTTACGATATATTGATCCACGCAAAATTCGTAAGGTACGTGAAGTTAAAAAAGAGCGAGACCCAAAAACTGGTGCCGATATTATAAAATCAATTGCTGAATACTATGTGTATTCTGACCGAGGCGCAACAACACAGACCTATGGTGCTTCAGTAAATGCAGGTCTTAGAATTGCACCAGATTCAATTATCAATGTGAACTCTGGTTTGATGGATGCTAAAAACACATTTGTTATTTCATATTTACATAAGGCAATTAAACCTCTTAATCAGTTACGCATGATTGAAGATGCAGTTGTTATCTATCGCCTTTCACGAGCACCAGAACGCCGTATTTTCTACATCGATGTGGGTAACTTACCACGAGGCAAAGCAGAACAGTATCTTAAAGATATCATGATTAAGTATCGTAACAAAATGGTTTACGATGCCAATACAGGTGAATTGCGTGATGATCGCAAACACTTATCGATGCTCGAAGATTTTTGGTTGCCACGCCGTGAGGGTGGTAAAGGCACAGAAATTACCACGTTACCAGCAGGCCAAAATCTTGGTGAGTTAGAAGATGTTAAATACTTTCGTCAGAAGTTATTACAATCTTTAAATGTGCCAATTTCTCGTTTAGAACCACAACAAGGTGGTATGATTGGTCTTGGTCGCACCGCAGAAGTTACTCGTGATGAAGTTAAGTTTTTAAAATTTATCATTCGTTTACGTAATAAGTTTTCACAGATTTTCGATCATGCTTTAGAAAAACAATTGGTTCTTAAAGGTATTTGCACCAAAGAAGAATGGTATCAATTTCGTGATAACATTTATTATAACTACGTAAAAGACAATAACTTTACAGAATTACGTGATTCAGAGTTGTTACAAAGCCGTGTTCAAACATTAGCAATTGTTGATCCATATGTTGGTCGTTACTACTCTGCTAAATGGGTTCGTAAACATATTCTTCAACAAACAGATGAAGAAATTGAAGATATTAATACTCAAATTAAAGAAGAATCAGATGCAGATATTGGTGGTCAAGTGATGCCACAACAATCAGACCAAGTTTCAGCAAATGATTATCCACCTGAAGATAACACAGGTGGAACAAATGAATCTATGACACCAATGTTAGATGCTGAAGTAGAAAAATATTCGTCTATACTAAATAGGCGTTAAACGGAGAATGTAATGGACACACAAACATTTATTAATCAAGTTTCAACTGGCGATGCAGTTGGTGCAAAAGATTTACTTAATAGCCTATTGTCAAACAAGGCTTTTGAAGTTTTAGATGCTAAAAAAATTCAAATGGCTCAAGCAATTTTTTCAGGTGAAGAATCTGAAACACAAGATACAGAACAAACTGGAGCAGAATAATGAAAAAATTACAAGAATTTCTTAATCTTGTGGAAGAAGAAAAGTCAGACTATAAACAGTTTGATATGCTAGTTCGTGCTGGTCTGGCCAATAAAGCGCAGTTAACACGTGTTCATCGTATTTTAGATAAAATGAGTGAAGAGCGTCCACAATTTAATAATGCTGATAAAGAAATTTTACGTAATTTATTTAATCGCATGGTCGATTTAATTAGCAATAATAAACAGATTTTTCAAAAAACAAAACAAGCAGTTAGAGAAGAATTAGAAGAAAATATTTTAGATACGGCAGACATTAAAATGTCACCATCTGGTCGTAAAGTAAGAGCACATCGTATTAAAGTTGGTGATGTTGCATATAACAATAATGTTAAAGAAGAATTTGATCTTGTGGAAGCACCAATTGATTTTGATAATGATCCACCTTTTATTTTAATTTTAAAACGCAGAGCTATTAGAATGTATCCCGATAAAACAAAAGTCGCATTGTATTATAATAAAACATTAGATAAATATTTTTCGGTGCCGTATGGCAGTTCATTAGGCGCAGTTGTGCAGGCAGAAGAAATACAAATAAAAGAAGCTGTAATGGATCAATTACATAAAATTGTAAATAACAAACAAGCACAATCAGTTAAGTTTGGTAATGGTCAAACAAAAAAAGTTGATCATTATACTGCATCAGCTATTACGCAAGTTCATAATGCTTTAAATGATGAAAACAAAAAAAAGTTTGCAGATATGGTCCATAAATCACCTGCTCATCTAGCGAAAGCATCTGACTTTGCGTTTAGTAGAGTAAAATGAATTTAATTGATTTAATCATTGAAGGTAGATTGGATGAAGCCCGACAATATTGTTGTAACGATCTAAAAGAAAAAGTTACAAGGCGTTTAAAACAAGCTAAACGCTATGTTGAAGCAGACATATTTGAAGAAGTAGAAGAATTTAATGAAGTAGTTAAAAGAAATCCAAATCTAATTAAGCAAGGCAGAATTACTAAGATTCGCCGTAGAATTAGACGAAACGCAAAGGGGCGTATTGTAGTTCAAAAAAATCGCAAGCGCTCAGGTATTAAAGGTTACAGAATTGTTGGCAGCACGGTTCGCCGTATACCAGCAAATGTAAGATTAAAAAAGGCGCGTTTATTAAAACGGTCATGGAAAACAACACGAAGAGCAAAACTTCGCCGTTCGCAATTGAAACGTAAAATGTCAATGCGTAGGCGAGCATCAATGGGACTAAAATAAAATGCCATTTGAAATTATAAACGCTGTTAGAGCAAAATCAACAATTCGTATTGTTGGTGGTGCCGCTAATACAGCAATCAACTTAAACACTCTTTCTGCTCAGACAGGAGAGACCGTAACAGAAGCTGCAATCGCACAAGTATCAGCTACAACAAACGGGATCTATAGAATTTATAGAGGTAATAATTCTTCTGGTACATTGATACTTGAGATTCCAACACTAATTAATTTGATACTATATGAATATGATATTACTTTTGCAAATAGTTCTACCGCAAACGTTTTTGTTGAACACACAGGTACAGCAGGTAGTTTAATTATGCAGTTAACTAAAACGGCCACTTATAACCCAGCACTCACAGGAATGTAATATGAAACTTATTACAGAAGTTATCGATGATGTAAAATATCTTACGGAAAAAACAGAAGATGGTAAGAAAAAACTTTTTATTGAAGGAACATTTTTAGTTGGCGATGAAGTCAATAAAAATAACCGTATGTATAAAATGAACACACTTCGTAATGAAGTTGCTCGTTACACCAAAGAATTAATTGACACAAATCGTGCCTTAGGTGAATTAGGTCATCCAGACACACCATCTATTAATCTAGAGCGTGTATCTCATAAAATTTTATTTTTAAAAGAAAATGGTAATACATTCTATGGTAAAGCACTTATTCTTGGTACACCATATGGTCAAATTGTTGAAAATTTCATTAATAATAACATTCAAGTTGGTGTATCATCAAGAGCTCTTGGTTCTTTAATGCAAACTAGAGAAGGATATAGCCTTGTGCAAGACGATCTAAAATTAGCTACTGCGGCTGATATTGTTGCTGATCCATCTGCACCAGGTGCATTTGTAAATGGCATCATGGAAAACAAAGAGTGGATGTTTGTAGAGGGCCATTTTGTAGAAAAAAACTTTGATCACGTCAAAAAGACAATTCAAAAAACTAACAAAAATCAACTAGAATCTGTAGCTCTCAAACTATTTGAAAATTACCTCAGAAAACTTTAATTTTATAAATAAGAAATAATAAGGAGATTCCTAATGGCGACAAATAAACTAATGGAAGCCGCAGCAGAAATTCTTGCAGGAAGCAAGAAGTCTGTGTCAGCAATGCCTGCTGAAAAGTTGCCAGCCGAAATTCATGATGCTGGCGGCCCAACACCACAAAACTATAAAAACAATGATGATTCTGCAAAGATTACTTTATCATCTAAAAGTGTTATGGCACCTACCACAAAACCCTCTGATGCTTCGCCAGATACACAACTTAAAATGAAAAAAGAGAAAAGTAAAACTGAAGATGAAATGATTGCTGAAAAGCATCGTAAAATGCATGAAATGAAATATAACAATAATAATGACAATGATGATGAAGAACATGAAGAAGAAGAAAATGAAGAAGAAGAACATGAAGAAGAAGATAAAAAAGAAATGATGAAAAAGAAGATGAAAGAAGATATTGATTTTCTTTTCTCTGATGATTTTACCATTTCTAAAGAATTTAAATCTAAAGCTGCTACAATTTTTGAAGCTCGTGTCATGGACCGTGTTACACAAATTGAAGAGGAAATTGAAGGTAAATATGCCTCAATGCTTGAAGAAGCAGTTGAATCAATTAAATCTGACCTAACAAATAAAGTCGATGATTATCTCAATTATGTTGTTGAACAATGGTTAGAAGATAACGAAATTGCTATTGAATCTGGCCTCCGTGCCGAAATTACTGAAGAATTCATTGCTGGTCTACGTAATTTATTTGCAGAACATTATATTGATGTTCCTGATGAAAAAATTGATCTCGTTGATGAGCTTGCTGGTAAAGTTGAAGAACTTGAAAGTAAACTTAACGAAGAAATTGAGCGTGGCATTTCTTATGCTAAAGCTCTCGTAGAATCTCGCAAAAATGAAATCACTCGTGAAATTTGCGAGGGTCTCACGACAACTCAAGTTGAAAAAATTAAAATGCTCGCAGAGAGTGTTGAATTTTCCACAGAGGAAGAATATACAGAAAAACTTGTAACAATTCGTGAGAACTATTTTCCATCTGGTGTTAAAAAAGCCAATGAAGAACAATTGCACGAAAAAGTAGAAGATACTGATACAAAACAAGTCAATATCAATGATCCATTTGTTGCCGCAGTATCACAAGCAATTTCTAAAACAAAGATTTAAATAAAATAAAATAGGAGACACTTAAATGTATTTGTCAGAATCATTACAAAAAAAATGGGAAGGTGTTCTGGATCATCCAGACCTTGACCCAATTAAAGATCCATACCGTAAAGCTGTTACAGCTATAATTCTTGAAAATCAAGCTCAAGAAATGCAAAAAGCTGCTGGCATTCTTAACGAAACAGGTTCGCCAACAAACTTTGCTGGTACAGGCGGTTTTAGTGGCAGTGCTGCTGCTGCAGGTCCAGTTGCTGGTTTCGATCCAATCTTAATTAGCTTGGTTCGCCGTTCATTGCCAAACCTAATTGCTTATGATGTCTGCGGTGTTCAACCAATGACAGGCCCAACAGGTTTAATTTTCGCTATGCGTTCACGCTTTGCTTCACAAAGTGGTGCAGAAGCATTCTTTAACGAAGCTAATACACAATTTTCCGGTGCCAACACAGCACTGACAGCTGCTGTTGCTTCTCAATTGACCTCTTTAGGCATTGCTGCTAACACAACTGAAACTTTCACATCTAACGCACAGCCTGCTTTAGCAATGACAACCGGTTCTGCTGAAGCTCTCGGCGATGGCGCTTCCGGTAACACATTCCAAGAAATGGCATTCTCTATTGAGAAAGTTACCGTAACTGCTCGCACTCGTGCTTTGAAAGCAGAATATTCTATGGAATTGGCACAAGACCTTAAAGCAGTTCATGGTTTAGATGCTGAAACTGAGTTAGCAAATATTCTTTCTACGGAGATTCTCGCTGAAATTAACCGTGAGGTTATTCGTACCATCTATGGCGTTGCTAAGTTAGGTGCACAAGTTGGTACAACGACTCGTGGTGTTTTTGACCTTGACACCGATTCTAACGGTCGCTGGATGGTTGAAAAAGTTAAAGGTCTTGCGTTCCAATTAGAGCGTGAAGCCAATACAATCGCCAAGACAACTCGCCGCGGTAAAGGTAATATTGTAATCTGCTCATCTGATGTTGCTTCTGCATTTGCAATGTCTGGTATTCTAGATTACAACTCCGCTCTCCAAGGCCAAGTTAATTTGACGGTTGATGATACTGGCAATACGTTTGCTGGTACATTGTTTGGCCGTATCAAAGTGTATATTGACCCATACTTCCCAGCTGGTTCTACAAATGAATTTGCTGTTGTAGGTTATAAGGGTTCTAATGCTTATGACGCTGGTTTGTTCTACTGCCCATATGTTCCATTGCAAATGGTTCGTGCAGTTGACACTGGTACCTTCCAACCAAAGATTGGCTTCAAAACTCGTTACGGTTTAGTTGCCAATCCATTTGCAGAAGGCACAGACCAAGGTCTAGGCGCTTTGAATGCTCAAAGAAACAACTACTATCGTTCTTTTGCAATTAAGAACCTAATGTAATTTGTTTTAAGTCCTATAATAATAAAAAAAACGGACTAATTGACAGAGGCATCGCAAGATGCCTCTTTTTTTAACTTATAAATAACCATATGACTGCGTTGAATAGAAATCCGCCCAATCCAAATCCATTACAACCAAATAAATTTTTATTAACATTTGGTAGAATACCTAATGTGCAATACTTTTGCCAAAATGTTACAGTGCCAGGCATTTCATTATCAGAGGTTGTGCAAACAAATCCGTTTGTCGATATCTATTCTCCTGGCGAAAAAGCTATCTATGATCTTTTAAATATTACATTTATTGTTGATGAGGAACTATTAGGTTGGAAAGAAATACATGATTGGATTCGTGCTATGACTTTTCCAAAAGAATTTCAAGAATACAGAAAATTAAGAACACTCAATAAATATAATTCGGCCTCTAATGATTTACGTAATAACTTTCCACAATTCTCTGATGCTTCACTTATTCTTTTTTCATCATCAAACATACCATATTATCGTTTTAAATTCAACGAAACTTTTCCTACAACTCTATCCACATTCATTATGAATACACAGGATGGGCCAGATAACATTATAACCGCCGATGCTACATTTCGGTATAGTTATTATGACATTGAAAAACTTTTTTAATGCCGCTTGACAAAATTTAATAATTAATGTAAACTCCTTTAAATGAGGAGCATTATTTTATGAAGCAAATTGATGAATTATTGGAAGAATGGTGTAAAGATTCCAATATTGATAGAACGGAACCCGGTAAAGCATTGTTAGATATACCTAAACTACACAGTAAATATCTAAACATATTGTCTAGGCATCGTTTGCTTGCTAAAGAAACTGAATTTAAATATAATAAATGGAAAAAATTAAAATGGGAATACTATACTGGTAAACTCGACAATGATGAATTGGCCAAACATGGTTGGTTACCATTTCCATTTGTTCTTAAATCTGATATCAGTACATACTTAGAAAGTGATGAGGATTTAAATAGATATCAAGCACAAAAGGTAATGCATGATGAAATTGTTGATATCTGTCAAAGTATTTTAAAAGAGTTAAACAACCGAACATGGGAACTTAGGTCGTTCATTGATTGGGAAAAATTCATACAAGGTGTATAATTAGGTAACAATATTTGTTTTGTTACAATAGTGAAATGGTTAAAAAGTGGAAGAGCTCAATATATCTAAATTAAATGAAGCTTTTATAAAAGTAAATTGCGATAAAGGTGTAGCACAAGAGCTACATTCTTATTTTTCTTTTAGAGTTCCGGGCTATCAATTTGTACCTGCTTATAAAAATAAATTATGGGATGGTTACATAAAATTATTTTCATTAAAAGATTTTACCATATATCACGGTCTTGTTACTTACATTGAAAAATTTTGTCAAGAACGAAATTATAAAGTATTTATTGACACGGATATCGATGCTACAGAAAACTTTTCTGTTGTAGAGGCAAAACAGTTTATTGATACACTAAATTTACCACATGAGATTCGTGATTATCAATTTAAAGCATTTATACAGGCTATTCGTAATAAACGAATATTATTGTTATCACCAACTGCTTCAGGAAAATCACTTATCATTTATACAATTATTAAATGGTTACAAGAAGCGGACTTTAAAAAAGGTTTATTAATTGTACCAACAATTTCATTAGTTCATCAAATGTATAAAGATTTTGAATCTTATGGATATAATTCCAAAAATAATTGTCATATGATTTATCAAGGCCAAGATAAACATACAGACAAATTTTTAATAATTTCTACTTGGCAATCTATTCATAAAAACGATAAAAAATACTTTGAACAATTTGATTTTGTTTTAGGTGATGAAGCACATCAATTCAAAGCTAAATCATTGACAACCATTTTATCGGGTTGTTCAAACGCTAAATATAGAATAGGCACAACAGGTACATTAGACGAAATACAAACACATCATCTAATATTAGAGGGTTTGTTTGGTCCAGTTTATAAAGCAACTACAACATCTAAACTGATTGAAAAAGGTCAACTTGCAGATTTTAAAATTAAATGCCTAATTTTGAAATATAATGAATCATTATGTAAAGAAGCTCGTAATTGGGATTACAATGAAGAAAAAAACTTTATTGTATCTCATAAACCTCGAAATGACTTTATTAAAAATTTAACTCTATCATTAGAAGGCAACACACTTGTATTGTTTCAGTTGGTAGAAAAACACGGAAAAGAACTGTATGAATCTATTAAAGTTGAGGCAAAAAATAGGCATGTGTTTTTTGTGTTTGGCGGCACCGATGTTGAAGTTCGAGAATCGGTTCGTTCAATTACTGAAAAAGAAAAAGATGCTATTATTGTGGCATCTTATGGCACTTTTTCTACTGGTGTTAACATTCGCAATTTACACAATATCATCTTTGCAAGTCCTTCTAAGTCAAGAATTCGTAATCTGCAATCTATTGGCCGTGGATTACGCATAGGTGATAATAAGACAGAAGCCGTTTTATTTGATATTGTTGATGACTTTCGTATAGGCAAATTTTTGAATTACACTATAAAACATTTTATTGAAAGAGTAAAAATTTACGATGAAGAAAAGTTTAAATATAAGTTTTATAATATAGAACTCAAAAATGGAACAGACAACAAATAACAACATCAAAATTGTTCGCCTGCAATCAGGCGAAGATGTTATTGCGGACTACATCGAAAAAGAAGATGGTGAAACCGCAATCTTAGATAACCCAATGCATTTAGTATTTAAAAGAGTATCTAGCGGGCAAACAATATTATTGATGATGCCATGGTTACCAATTGAAATTATTAAAAACAATCATGCTTTAATTTACACCGCCGATATTCTTACTATCATAGATCCAAAAGACGATTTAATTGAATATTATGGTGATGTTGTTACTGAAGCACATAAACGAATGGAAAAAGAATCATCATTTTACAATATAAATGAAGCAAAACAAAATAATGAAACAGATGTTGAGCAAGAATTTGATTTTAATGAAATCTTTGAGGAATTAAAAGAAAGAAAAAAAGGAAACTTGCATTAATGAGTTTATTTGAGTATAATGATGCCAATATGAAAATGGCCTGCAAATTAATCGTTAAACACTTAACACCAGATTTACTTCCTAAAAAATGGGTAGAGCGTAATGCTTCTAACCTAATGTTTGGTCACTGTCATACAGCATCCGCTTGTTTACAGAAATTATTTGGTAGCAAGAATATTAAACTATGTAGAGGACTAGATGATGAAGGCATTTGGCATTGGTGGGCTATTACAGTTGAGGGCAATAGAATTGACTTGACTGCTGACCAATACTATTCACAAGGTCGTGTACCACCTTACGGAAGTGGAACTAAAGCTTCAATGCTTGGTTTTGACTATCGTAAAAGGGTCTATAAATTAATGGAAGTAGTTAAAGCAGATTTACTTTCAAACGGAACACCGCTACTGTAACATCTGTCAAGATAAAAATGAGGCAAACATGAGTGAAAAGAAAACAAAACATTATGTGAACAACGCCGATTTTTTGGCTGCACTAATTGAATATAAGAAGAATTGTGATGAAGCTAAAAAGAAAAAAAAGCCAGAACCACAAATACCAAATTATATAGGCGAATGTTTTTTAAAAATTGCAGATCATCTATCACGCAAACCCAATTTCATATCATATTCTTTTCGTGATGAAATGATCGCTGACGGCATTGAAAACTGCCTAATGTATTTCCGTAATTTTGATTCTGATAAATCTAAAAATCCATTTGCTTACTTTACGCAAATTATTTACTATGCTTTTCTTCGCCGTATCATGAGAGAAAAAAAACAATTATATGTAAAATATAAAGCTACGGAACAAGTTGGCATATTAGATGAATTTGAAATGTTAGAAGATTCTGATGGCCATATTCGTCAATTTAAGTTGTATGATAATATCTCTGAGTTCATTCATAATTTTGAAGAAAATAAACGTAAGAAAAAAGAAGGTAAAATCAAAGGATTAGAAAAGTTCATTGAAGAAGATTTGCCTGATTGTGCTTGACATTATGATAAAAAAAGTTACAATGAATAAATTTAAAATAGAGCATCACGTTAAACATTTACAAGATTTACACAATAAGTTGGCCAAACAAATTGTTGAAGAAGAAACACATTATGGCAATTGTACAACTATTGCAATTCTAAAAAAGAAAAAACTCAAATTAAAAGATGAAATAGAAAGTTTTAAAAGTCAAACGCAATGAAATTATGCATATTGGGTGATGCACATATAGGAGCTCGAGGAGACTCGCTAGATTTTCACAAATACTTTCAAAAGTTTTATGACAAAGTATTTTTTCCCTGTTTGATTGAAAACAATATTAAAGTTGTTTTTCAGATGGGTGACTTATTTGATAGGCGAAAGTTTATCAATTTCAATTCTCTATTCTTAGCTCGTAAATACTTTTTTAATAAATGCCAACAGTTAGGTATCGAGTTACACACATTAATTGGCAATCACGATGTTGCCTATAAAAATACACTTGAAGTAAACTCACCTGCTTTATTGTTGAATGAATATTCCAACATCAAAGTTTATAATAAGTTTACCACAATTCAATTTGATGGTATTCCTGTTGATGTTGTTCCTTGGATGTGTGATGATAATCAAAAAGATATTTTGGAGAAAATGAAAGATTCAAACTCACAAATTGCTTTTGGGCATTTTGAAATTGCGGGTTTTGAAATGGACAGAGGTAATGTTTCAGAGACAGGCATTGATAAAAATATTTTAAAAGATTATGATATTGTTTTATCTGGCCATTTTCACCATAAATCGTCAAATTACAACATCGTATATGTTGGTACACCATATCAAATGACATGGGCTGATTACAATGATCCAAAAGGTTTTCACATATTTGACACAGACACACGGCATTTAGAATTTATTCGTAATCCATTTACGATGTTTAATAAGGTAATATATGATGACGGTCAACAAGATTTTGAATTTTGGAAAAGATATCAATACAATACTCTAAAAGATACCTATGTGAAAGTTGTGGTGTTAAACAAACAAAATCCATTTTTGTTTGACCATGTAACAGATAATCTTTACAAAGCAGGTATTGCTGATTTGTCTATTGTTGAAGATTTTAGTGATGTTTTAAATGACAATGACCAAGATATTATTGACCAAGCTGAAGATACAATATCTATTCTTTCAAAACATATTGACAATTTAACATTAGATGTTGAACCAGAAAAATTAAAAACAATTATGCGTGAACTATATGTTGAGGCACTAAACACAGAAGTGGCTGAATGATAATATTTCGTAAGTTAAAATGGAAAAATCTGTTATCAACCGGTAACCACTTCACAGAAGTTAACCTGTCCAATAACAGTAACACGCTGGTTGTAGGTGAAAATGGTTCTGGTAAAAGCACAATGCTTGACGCATTGTGTTTTGCTTTATTTGGTAAACCATTTCGGTCAATTAACAAACCACAACTTGTAAACAGTATTAATAATAAAGATTGTATTGTTGAGATAGAATTTGATACCAACAATAAAGCTTATCGTGTAGTTCGTGGTATTAAACCAAATCTATTTGAGATTTATTGTGATGGTATATTGATTAATCAAGATGCAGCTAGTCGTGATTATCAAGAATATTTAGAAAAGTTTATTCTTAAATTAAATTATAAATCATTTACACAAATTGTAATTCTTGGTTCTGCTTCATTCACACCATTCATGCAATTATCAGCATCTGATCGTCGCACTATCATTGAAGATTTATTGGATATTCAAATTTTTTCAACTATGAATTCGTTGGTAAAAAATAAATTATCAAATAATAAAGACCTCGTGGCAGAAAAAAAACATGAGATTGATTTGGCTACACAAAAACACGATATGCAGAAAAAGCATATTAAAGAATTAAAGCAGAATAATGAAGATAAGGTAAAAGAATATGAGAGTGAGATACAGATTCATAATCAGACCATATTCAGTTTATTGGAAAATATTAACACACTTACCACTGAGGCCAACGACCTTCAATTGATTGTTGAAAGTAAAATTGAAACAGAAGCTAAAGTTAAAAAGATTACAAAAATTGAATCACAAATTGAAAGCAAATTATTCAAATTTCAAAAAGATATTAGTTTTTTTCAGAATCATAACGATTGTCCAACCTGTCGGCAAACTATTGCCATGAAATTTAAAGAAGAAGAACTTACCAATCTCTCTAATAAAGTTGCAGAATGTGAACATGGTCTTCAACAGTTAGAGGAAAAACTAACAATAGAGCAAAAAAAATTAAATGAAATTGCAAACAAACAAAAAGAACTTCAGAAAAAACAAGTTGAAATTGCTACCTGTAATACAACAATTAATGAAACAAATAAAATGATCACTCGTGTTCATAAATTAATTAATGAGTTGAAAGAATCTAAGGTAGTAACAATAAAGGAAGAGCAAGAGTTAAGAGAATTAAAAGATCTGTTAACATCATTACAAGAAATCTTAAAACAACTAATAGAAGAAAAAATTTATTACGAAGTAGCATCTAATCTTTTAAAAGATACTGGTATTAAAACAAAGATTGTTCGACAGTATTTGCCAGTAATTAACAAATTGGTTAATAAGTATTTAGCATCATTAGATTTCTTTGTCAACTTTAATTTAGATGAATCATTTAAAGAAACAATTAAATCTAGGCATCGTGATGAATTTACATATAATAATTTTTCTGAAGGCGAAAAACAACGAATTGATATGGCATTAATGTTGACTTGGCGTGCGGTTGCTAAATTAAAAAACTCATCAAATACCAATTTATTAATACTTGATGAAACATTTGATTCAAGCCTAGATGCTAATGGCACGGAAGAATTAATGAAGATTTTGCATATGTTAGAGGGTGTTAATTTATTTGTAATTTCTCATAAAGGTGACATACTGCAAGATAAGTTTGCCAATGTTATTCGCTTCGTTAAAGAAAAAAACTTTTCAAGAATTGTAAAATGATAGAGAAACAAATGACAACACAATTAGTGCTACACGAATTTATACAAGGTAATAAAACCGCTAAAGTGTTGACAAGAGGAAAAAATTCGTATAGAGTTGTATTATACGATTTTTACACGGAATTTATGGACGAGGCATACTTCGATAAAAAAGAAGATGCTAAAATTTTTGCGAAAAACTGGGTATTAAAAACATGAGCGATATTTTAACCATTGATACGGGTGCGGGCATAGTAGAGCCTAAGCAAATTAAACCATTGCCGTTGTATGATGAAAACCATTCAATGTTACGTATGCCAATACCTGAATACAAAGGTGCATTGCCAAATCCTTTAATGACAAATTTAATTAAAAGATTAAAGCTTACTATGAAACTTTATGGTGGCATTGGCCTCTCAGCAAATCAATGTGGTGTTTTTGAAAGAGTTTTTATTATTGGTACCGATGAGTTTCAATTATCATGCATTAATCCAAAACTAATTGGTA